CCAAGCTGCCGCCGAACGGAGCCCCGTTCGACAAACACGACCTGGCCATCATCCAACTGCCACGCCGTGAGAGGCCGGTAACAGGCCACTAGACCACACCGACCGAACTAGATCAGAGCCGCCAACCACCACGCATCGGAGTCTTCGACGTATTAATGCGGGCGGTCCTAGACACGTTACGACGGAACTGACGGGCAGACTTGCCCTTAGAAACCGGCATACGACGCATAGAAACCTCCAGTGGTGTCACCTAGCACAGTTACATCAAGTAAACGAACTGTGCTGACGGTTATACCGTAGTCGGGAAGGTCTACAAAGTAAAGGGGGGCTTCCTTGCCCCCCAGTACCTTCCCACAACAGCCGTAGAACTACGGCTTAACCTCCCCAGTAGGGGAGTCCACCGGCGCCGGAGACGGCGCCAAACCCATTTTACGCAGCTCCGGCAGGTTGGCCGGGTCGCTGCAGAACGCCACGAAATGATGGGGGTCGTTATCAAACCGGGCACGAATAGCAGCCGGAACCCTCAAAAACGCAGCCTCAGCAGATCGCACCGCTTCCAACGCACCACGATAATCATCGGGAGCATCAAGGAAATCCTGATAAGTCGGAACACGAAACCCTTGAGGTACCTGACCCGTCAAACCAAAACGCTTGACAATAGTGTTGATGTCTGTCTCGTCCTTAGCAGACTGAATCGCAAGCGACTTATCGTCGCATTCAAGTCCAGTCGCATCAGACAAAACGTCGGTACCGACCCAATCCATATTGCCTTCTAGATCAAACAGACGACGCATCATATATCACCTCACTTAAGCAACCAGCCCCACTGGGCAACAGAGCCGGTCGCTTGAACGACTCGGCCAAGATCATCGAGCGTAATACCAAACTCAGCAAGCTTCTTACGCCAACCCGCTTTATTAGCGTCCGACTGATTCTGCAAAGACTCCAAACCAAGAGCCTTAGCAACAACATCCATTTGTAGAAGCTGCAAAAACATCGGCATCGAAAGATTCTTCTGACGAATCTCAGCACGCAACAGATCAGTGGCATGCATCACACGCTCCTGCTCCGTGTACTTCAACGAACGGTCAGCTTCCAAAGAACCAACATGGGCTGCAATCTGCGACAGCTCAGCCTTTGCTTTAATACCCATCTGCTGCGCCGAAAACGCCGACGCACCTTTCAAACCAATATCCGCAGACCACAGCTTGGGGTTCCATTCACCCATCTGACTCGTTTCTAATTGAGTCTTCTGCGTACGCGCAAGTGACTCAGCAGCCTCTGCTCGATTCTTAGACGACTGCGAATAGGCAGCTTCACTCTGCGCCTTAATCAACGACATCTCAGCAACACGAGCCGCAGACGAAACAGACTTAGTACCGGCAGACGACAGATCAGGAACATCAGCTCGAGAACCGGACGGAGTAGTCGCACCCTGTCCGGAATTCAAATACGCCAACATCGGGTTAATACCCGCAGCTTTCAGATCAGCAACACGGCGCTGCATGGCCGTGTTAGACATTTTCGCCTCCCAGTTACGCTGCTCACGCGCAGCCTGTTTAGCGGAATGTCCAGAAATAGCGCCACCAATCGCATCCAGACCAAAAGACCCAAGCGCGGCACCAATAGCTCCCCACATACAACCTCCTTAAATCGGGGGGCGGAACACCGCCCCCCTCTCAACACGTTAGAAATGGTCTATCAGACCCGGCACGCTATACATCGGAAGCGGTCGCGCCGCCTTGATGTCATAAAACGCGTCCATCAGGAACTGCTGACCATTGGCCGACGAACCAACCGCCAATACACGATCTACCGGCGGAGTGTCCTGAATAAACGTCGAATTCAACGTCGGAAGAGACGTGAACTTCTGCGCCAAATGCCAAGGGTCAATAGTACCTGTCGAAGTGGAACGGAACAGACCCGTTAACTCCGACGGATTGTACCGATACTCAGCCCAGCGTTCCTGATAACCGAATACTAGATCGTCACCGGTAACATCATTACCAACGCAATAGATCTCCTTATTGAGAACAGACTGCTCCCCAAGCATCGCAAACGCCGGAAAATAAAAGTCATATCGCGTCGACCGCGACCAATGACGACGCAAACCCTGCTGATAGGTGAGATCCGCGCGAACATTAGCCAAACCAATAACATAGCCATGCTCAGTGAACGACTGCGTAAACCCATGACCAGCCGCCACTGACGTCGCCATAGCCGCAAGAGTACCCACCGGGTCAGAACCAGTAGCAGACGACGTATTCGCAATCGGATTAATAGTAATAGGCGACTGACCACCACCAAGATACTCAGGACGCTGCAGACGAGCGTCAGGCGACACAACACCGAAATGCGCGCGAACAATCTCCGTGTACCGAGTACCGCCTCGAGCATCACGTTCAAGCAACTTCTGAATTTGGAACGACTGCCGCAGCTGGTTAATCGTCGCACCAGTGGCGGACGACAGATCCGCATACATCAACGGCAAACCACCCGCAGTGGTTTCGACAGTCAGACCAGGATTGATAGACGACCGAATCGCATTGGCATAAAGCTCCGTCGAACCGTTATCCGTTTCGTTGACATTGACATTCGTCGTGTACGTAACCGTATTGTCATCCAAACCAATACCCACAAGCGGCGCCGTGCCCGCAAGAGGAATAGAAATAGCTGTCGAACCCTTCTGAGGCCACGGCAGACACGACGTGAAATAATCCTTGCGCTTACCACGTCGAAGCAGAGCACGCGAGGTGGTTGTATCCGGACCATCCGCTACGGAAACAGTGACACCGTTCTGAAGATTCTCGTCACGGAACCACTCGTTATAGATCAACCCATACGCACGGAACGGCAGAATCGAGAAATTATAATTGCCAGTGTTGTACTGACCCTGAATAGGCAAACCGAAATAATCGTAAAGCGATCCCGGAGTCATATTCGCGTAAACCGGGTTAGCTGACGCATAAGGCACAATGTAAGAAATCGAATCACCGGGCGACGCCTGCTCGCCCATGAACTTCTTCCAGTTTGACCACACCAAACGATTAGGCACAAAGAAAAAGAACGTCTCTAGATGAAGGTTATCCATCACCGGATAAAGCGGTGTGGCCAACCGCACGAAAGCCGTCATCTTTAAATTGAACGTATCACCGGGCAGGATCTCTTCACAAAAGATGGGTACCAGATAACCAGCATCAAACGTTGTCTTCAACGTCTTCTGCATACGGAACGACGACCGCGGAATCTCAGCACGCGGAATCATCGCGAAATCATGAACATCTACCGAACGCTGCTTAAAATTCTTCATAAAAACCCCTTATAGAAAAAACCCCCGCCGACCATTCGGCGGGGGCTCCTTACGGATCACTCGGATCGAGCCCTAAGGTCCTTGCCAACAGCAACCATGCGAGGCTTGATAGCAACCAAGTCACCAGAATCGTCATCAAAAGACCCAACCTCGTATAGGTCAAAATCTTCCGGATGGTTGAAAAGCTGATTGTCTTTGTCCGCACGATTGACCTCGTCGGAAAACGAACGAATCGCTTGAGCAACGGCAGCAACAAAGAAAGGGCGACCGAACGTATCAGCTGCACGATCTCGAACAGCAACCATGACATGCTTCATAAAGTCCTCTTCTTAAATGACAAACGGGCACTAGCCACAGACTCCCGGACTGCTAACCGCTCCGGAGAGGAATCAGCCGCAGCCGCAAGAGCTTTGCTCAACCGAGCAAACTGAATCTCGTCAAAAAGAAAGCCATCCTTGGCACGCAGCATGTTGTCGTAGTACCGAGGTACTCGAGAAACGCGTCCATTCACAACAACACCGTCACGCACCGTGACTTCATCCTGAAACTTGCGAAACCAATCGGCACCGATGCCGGGTTTCAAACTCATTCTGTTGAACTCAGGAACAAGAGAGATCTCTTCACCCGTACGGGTATCAACTCTCAAATAATGAAGATCGGCACGTTCTCCCGTGACCTTCTTCATCACATATCGTGCGACATACGCCGCACTCTCAAAGGTGACATCACCCACGGAGGAAAAACCGAAGGGCCATAACGACTCCAACATCGCAGAGCGATAAAGCGTAGACCCAGAATCCAACGACTTCCACGGAACACGATCAGAGAACAACACGCCGAACAAACAAGCATGAAAATGAGGACGAGAGAACTGTTCGCCGTATTCACCACACATATAGAAGCGCACCTTGCCGAACTTCTTCCGGACACGCTTCATAAACTTCTGGAAATCGGGGTAATGCAACGACGGACGCAAATGCTCTTCGTCGTAAGTCAGAGTGACGAAACACGAATGCTCGTGGAGCTGAGTCTCATGCATGCAGCGAATCGCCCATTGCCGAGAACGCTCTAAACGACACCCAACGCATTGACCACACGGCAGCTCAAGCTGCCGACGAACGGAGCCCCGTTCGACAAACACGACCTGGCCATCATCCAACTGCCACGCCGTGAGAGGCCGGAAACAGGCCACTAGACCAAACCGACCGAACTAGATCAGACCCGCCAACCGCCACGCAACGGAGTCCTCGACGGCTTG